GATTGAATTCCATTGATGTTGACTGCACGAACCCGGAAGTCGTACTGCGCCCCGGGTTGTAGTCCTTCAATGATGATTTCAACTGCATCACCCTCAACCTGATTCAATGCAGTCCAATTCGATGCAGATGAGAGCTTGAACTCTGCCTCGATGTAGCCGCCAGACAAAACAAAGATGTTCGATGTCTGCGTCCACGAAAGAGAGTTTATCGGAACCGCAGTGCCATCCGCATTGATACGAGCAGCGCTAGTGAAAGTAACATTCGTTAGAACTACTGGTGGATCATATGAATTTGGAAGCGTCGTGTTATCTTCATTAAAAAGATTCTCGTCTGCATTCCAATCAAAAACAGCTGAGTTGATTTCTCGGAGTTGAAGATCTACACCAACCTCATCGTTTGAGATCGCAAGTTTCCAGTCAGCGACCTCGAAAACTTTGCTGGAAAATCCGTATCTATCAATCGTGACATTAACTGTGTCCCCGGGCTTGAGATCAAATGCTTTGAGCTTGCAAGCAAGATTAAGTGTGATCTCTTGACGCGATCTATATAAACCAATCTTCGCCAATCTTTGCGCCATTGCCGAAGAGACTGTGTATGGAAGATTGAGATCAACAAAAATCTGTTGATTCCCGTCTTCAGCTTCAAAAGTTGCGCTGGTTATTGATGGGTAGTCTGCTGGTTGCCATTTTGCATCCGGGTTAATAAAAACACCCTTGACCGCATTAAAAACCTCATTGCGTGGGACTTTAGTCTGCATTGATATAGGCCCACGCAGATCATCAATCGTTAGCGTCATCGCTGGATTACTATAGGAAGCAGCCTTTACAGTCCATTTGCCGCCAACATAAGCCAGAGTGCCGCCCATGCTGGTGAGGAGTTCTTCAATTACCTCTCCCGGGTTTTTCTCTGTATCAACAACACCATGGCATTGATAACGCTTCTCGTAATACGTACCGCCAGATGAGGTAATTCCTAAATAAGATTGGGCCCTAGCGGATGGAGTGTAGGCAAGCTCAACCGCCTCGTCACAAATATTCGCAGCAGCAATGAATGATGTTGTGTCAATTTCTGATGCATCAGACCCAAGTCCGTGACGAGAAGATCTTAGATAATCAGCGAGAACGAGAGCAGGGTTAAATGAGTATGCAGTAGTGCTTGTGCGATAGTCATAAATCTTTTTCCCAACAATCGCAGCGGCAATATTTGGAATTCCCTGCTGAAAAACAGTTGAGTCGTACTCAAGGCGCACATAAACATACGCAATCCCTTGAAGACGATGATCTGATGTCCATTCGGTCACCTCAGAAACAAGATCAGCGTCAGCGGTTTGTGTGTCCGTTCCAAAGTAACGCTTAATTCTAACTAGAGGATTACCATTTTTAATGTACTGAGAATTTGTAACAAATCCTGTGCTAGTGTTGATTGCCACCTCTTCGTCATTTAGATAAAAACTGCCAAAGTCTTGAATCTCATGGTCGGCAAGAGCAATTACTAGATGAAGATATTTATTGTTGCTGGTTGATGTAATAAAAACAATCGGCCCTGATACCCTTTGATAACCATAAACAATTTTGCGACTAGTAAGAGGTTGCCGCACCATCCTCGCACGATCTGTGAGGCCAGCAAGATTTCCAAGTTTTGGCCTAAACACATATCCGACAACGGTTGCAATCGCAGCAGTGACAATCGCAGTCGTGACCGCAGCAGCAGTAATAAATGAAAATCCTGCTGGGCCAGCAAGATAAACTAAAATTGCGGTCGCAATAAAAACACCAACCTGTTTAGCCACGAACCCTCCACGCGATCATTGCGGATTGAAATGGCATCGCAACTAAACCAGTCTGAGACGGAACCCAAATATGCCGACCGTCCCAGATACCGATTGTGTGACCAGTGTTAGCGATTACCCCTGCCCAGTCCCCTCGCTGCATAAAATTTATATCGACTTCTTGCTTGTGTTTACTAACAAACTCAAAGACATCAACGCAATCTTGCTCACCGAGAAGGCGTAACATTGAACGCAAATCGTGATATTGGTGAGTTTCGTCTAATCCATCCATCGTTGAGTCGCCATAGATCGCACGCTCCGCATCCCTTGCGAAGTGCATACAATCCCACTGACCCCATTGAAATTCTTTGCTTACGCAAGAATCTAGAAATTCGCAGAGCATACGCTCCCAGTTTGCTACTTTCCCCAATTTACCTGTGCCTCTTGAATGTTTGTAACAAAATCCAAACCCAAATCATTTGGGAAGTTGATCTTCTGATCTTCGCTGGTATAGCGCCTCAATCTTGGTCTTTGAAGGTCGACTAAACGAGATTCGGCAGTCACCGCAATGGTGCAAGTCTCCCCAGAATCTTGAATATTGATCGTGTTCATGTAACCCGTGAACAGATTGTAAGGATCCGCGACAATTGATCCAGAATCTAAAAACCACAACCAAATTTTTAATGTCCGATCTCTGAAATCCTCAGATAGTGCCAAAGAGACTATTGATGAATTGATGCCGTTAAGACCGACTGAAACTGACTTAGCGGAAATATCAATTGACTCGTTGGCAAGGCCAACGGAGAGAAGATTCCCGGCCCCAAGAAAAGTGTTGCCCCCATAGGTTCTTGACTCATGCCCAGACCAAAGACGGATCGTTCCCGTATCGAAGAACAGTTCGATTGCGACTGCTGGTTCGAGGGTTTGCGCAGTGACTTCAGCAGTAACCGCAGCGGTTGAACGTGTCATAGCGCCTCCGCAGCGCCGAAAACGATCCCATACTTAATTGCCTCGTCAATATCCCAAGACGAGTCTGCCGTGTTAAGTCTCCACAAACCTTTTGCGCTAGAGACTACGACCGCCCCACTTGGAGACGAACGAAGTGCTGGGTAGATATCCATCGTTGCAGCACCAGATCCATTTGTTGCAACAGTGTTCAAAACTTTGTGCAATCTCGAAGAAGATCCACTTCCAAGTTGAATGTAATCACCCGGAAGAAGATATGTAGAAGCGTTTGCAGCAGCCCCAGTGATACTTAAAGACTGCGAACCAGCCGTTCCGCTAGAGACCGTTGGTGAACCGGGAGATGAACTTGCGGAACCTCTTGCGGTAGCGCCAGAAGGGTCTCCCATTGTAAAGGTTCCATATTGACCATTGAGCTTTAGCAAGAAGGCAATCCATTCTTCTGCGGTCGCTCGATTCATTGCGGGAAGAGTTATATCTGCCTCCCATGTTTGACCCGGGAACTTGTAAATCTGAGAAGTGAGCGAGAAAGGTGACTGACTGATCGCAACAGAATTGCGAGCGACTAGCCGAATCGACCGGATTCCAGAGGTGGGAAGAGAAAGAGGATAAGTAATCGCCATTATGCAAATGCCGCTGAGAATGAACCGCCACGCTTCTTCGCATCCAACACCGCAGCTTTAGCCGCCTCGGAGATCTGAGGTAACAAGGCCGCAATCTCTGTGCGAACGGTTTGCTGAACGCCAGTCGTGACATTGATCGTTTGATTGACAACAACAGATCCACCGCTAATCTGGTCATTCGAAACGATAGAGCCTGAACGAGCGGGAACGAACAACTCAGGTCCACGCTCGCCAACCATATAAGTTTGACCAGCCTGAACTGGGCCGCCAATAGCTCGACCAGTCGGAACTGCCGTTGCGGTCACAATCGGAGCTGGTGCTTGAGTTCCAAACAAAGCATTAAAGATTGGCAAAGTAATCTGCGCTCTGATGTACATACGCAAGAGATCAGCAATTATTGACTTTGCCATGTCAGCAAATGCTTCCTTGACTGACTTTGTGCCCTCTATGAGAGAGATCAAAGAGTCTTCCATAACCATTAAAGAATCAACACCAAACTCACGGAATGAAATATTTGTCATTCCAATTTGCGCCTCTAGTTCCTTGATCTCTTTTTTGTACTGGGCAATTGCTGGGATAGAGTCTTGATAGGCATTGTTTGTGGCAAACAACCGATCAAGATATTCGTCTTGCGTGAGAAGACCTTCCTCTAACCCTTGGTTCGCAGTGCGGATGCCGTTGTAATACTGATCCAGTGGAGTGTTGATAAGTCCGAGTGATTTGTAAAACTCAATGAGCTTCGCATTGCGCTCCGTGAGCTGCTCCGTCATCTTGCGCTCTTCGTCATTGTCCGTTTTCTTCGTGGGCAATGTGAGCTTTGTCTTTGGCGCAAGACCGCCAGTGACCTGACCGAGCAGAGCAACATCTCCGGCAGAGAACTGGTTCAATTCACCCTTGAGACCCTTCAGCCTCTTGGTGAGCAGATCAGTGCCTTCGATGAACTTTCCGGTTGTTTTGTCTTTGTCGCCTTCCTCGAAATACTGAAATACTTTATTCAGCGCTGCGACGACTGGGCCAGCAATGGTTGCCGCCAATCCCTTAAACCGAATAATGAGCTTGTCGAGGTTGTCGTTGAATTCCGCAGACTGGCGAATAAATTCGTCGTCAAAGGTCGCTGCGTAAGAATTGATCGCAGTCGCACCTTGGTTGAGCAGAGGGATTAGATTTGAGCCAGATCGCCCGAGAAGGTCTTGCGCAATCTTGACCTTGACTGCCCCATCCTCTGCCCGAGCAAAAGCGTTAGAGACATCATTGAGAATGTCCGTAGTCGGCCTGATGTTGCCATTCGCATCTTTGACGGAAACGCCCAGAGCTTTGAATGCGTCTGCTTGCGCACCAGCACCAGTACTGGCCTCCGCAATACTCTTTGAGAGTTTCGCAATAGCATCGTTGAGTTCCTCCTGAGAGGAGCCGTTCAGCGTTGCAGCATTACCAAGTGCGGAGAGTTTCTCTGCCGCGACTCCGGTTCGATCTGCGACATCTTGGAGTTCGTTTGCGGCATCCACTAAAGACTTTGTGAACGCTCCGATTGCGGCAACAGAAAACGCTGCCGCTAGTGGCCCTGCAATACCCTTAATGGAACCTTGCAGCCGCCCTAGATTGCCCTGAATGGATCTGAATGCCTCTGTTGTGGCATCAATCGCGCTTATTCGGATTGTCGTGTCGTTTGCCATCTTTTATCCTAAAATACGCAATCCACTCGTGAAACTCATCCAAAGAGATTTCAGAAATCTCCTCGACCGTCTTCCCTAGCCGATCCGCAAGCGCAAAAAGATTCATGCGCAAGGGATCGGATGCTAGTTTTTTTGGGCATCCTCCACGGAGAGAACCGACCCGAACACCTCGCCAGCAATCCGTGTGACCAGCAACACGGGTTCGCGCATCAGATGAGGTTTATCCTCTAGCGTGAACATCTTCTCGCCATCCTTGGTCTCTGACTTTAGGATAATGAGATCAACCATCGCCTCGATGGTCATGTTGCCATTCAAAAAATCTTTGTGCTTTTTCTGAAGCCTATCGACATCGTGACAGGTCAAAACACTCGCAAAGATTTCCAACGGTTTCTCGTCGCCCCACTCTGCAACCTCAATGAGACGACGATTCTTTTGCCGCCTAGCGGCAATCTGAGCGCCGAGACCCATTAGACTGCGGTCGACTCAGACAGAGCGCCAGTACCTTGGAAGGTGAAAGAAGCCTCCACCATTCCGTCGAAAGATGCGGTGATCGTCTTACCAGTCACAATGACCGAACCCGTGTAATAAGTATCGCCCGTGCTGCTGCCCTCGGGATATACGTTAATCGTCACGGTTGAGCCAACGTCCAAAGCGAGTTGACCGTTCGTGTCGGTTTCGTCCCACCAGCAGTCAATAGAACCTGAAAAGGTCTTGAGGCCAGCGAGATAGGTACGAGCAGCGTCACCCATTGAGGAGTTCTCAATCGTATCGCCCGTTTCGTTGATCGTATAACTGCGGATTTCTGCAATAGCGTTTGAGCTTACTTTTACGGTTCCCTCGGAACCAGCGTGAGATGCCATGATAAACCTCCTTAAGGATGCTCGATTTTAACCTTATCGAGCGGTTTCTGCATCAGTCTCCAAAGTGACATAAGTCGCCTCGAAGACCATCCGAATTGTGCCGACAGGTTGCTCTCCATCAGCGCCATAATCAACCTCAACCGAGACCAACTTAATATCCTTGACCAACCCGTTTAGTGTTGAGTCTGCCGCAATCGCTTCCTCGACCTCAACACCGATTTGATCCATAGTGTCATCGAGGCCAGTCTTCGCTTGCGCATATCCCTCGACGACGACTTCCACAACTCGAACCATAGTTCGAGGTCTTGTGACTGTACTGGCCTCAACGGTCTCTGAGTTTGTATAGACTGCCAACCCCGGTAATTTCGCAGTCGCCAGCGGATAAAACCGAGTTTGAAAAACTTTAGTTCCAGTCGTCGCCAGATTCGTGAGATCAACAACAACACGGTCTCGAATCTGCTTGCGGACATGACTCATTGCTTCTCCAGCACCAAGGTCGTCATGCCAGTTCCATCTGGCTGGATAACCTTGACCTTATAGGTAGTTCCAGCGATGACCAACTGCGAATCTTCCGCAAGGGTTGCGCAGTCAATCGATCTTGCGACCAAACGAGGCTGCTGGGTTGCAAACGAAACGCCGCCGCCAGCATCAACCTCAACAAAATCGTTGTCAAAAATCCCATTGAATTTTTTGTTGCCAAACTTGACCTCGGTTCCGAAATCATCGACACCAAGAAAAATGGCGAGATCATCAATACTCTCAATCCCCATTTGAAACCTTTTTAACGCTTTGTGTTTTCTTGAAAACACGAGTCTGAGGCAACTCAACACCCGAAGTCTTTAGACCAACAGAGCGATCAATCGGGGCATCCGAGATCTCTGCTTTTCCACGGGTTGTCAGCCAATGAGCATCAGCAGCAGATACTTCTGCGATCTCTCCAGCCTCATAAACAATGCCGTTCCACTGTGTACCGCGCAAGAATTTAACGACCATGAAACACCTCATTTAGTCTGCCACTAACAAATTCTACCGCTTCCGGTCTTGACATTCCATGCTTTATCTGCACCCACTGATGCAAGTTTTGGCAATGTTCGTGCGTTCTAGGTTCACCCTCTAACTGCCACCAATAGTCTCGTCCAGACGACGGATCATAATTATCCATGCCACAAACATAAATCTTATCAAAGCTCATAAAATCTGCCGCCAAGACTGCTCTGGCCCCGCTAAAACCAATGCTAACAGAAGGCACAAAACAGATAACATCCTCTCGATCATACTTGCCTAAAACTGTAATCTTGAGAATGTCTTTATAGTCTTTGACCGCATTCCAGACCCGCTCATCCGAGAAGAAAACAAAGTCTAGCGGCAAAATAAGTGAGTGCTGATTAACCCCGATAAGCGTATCTACTGCGGGAATTGCTCTGAGATCATGCGCCAAAGATGGCCCACCGCCCAAAATTGCGCAGGTCTTTCCTATTCCCGAACCTCTAAATTCTGATAAGTAGCGCATAAAAAAAGGGAGACCGAAGTCTCCCTTTCCCAGAAGGTCACCGATTAGGCAACGATTTCTTTGATTGCTGCGAAAGACTCAGCGTGGCGAACTGCAACATCGACATCCTGATACAGAGCAACACGGATCGCTCCGGTCGAAGATCCAGTATAGGGATCAACGAGAACGTCGAGGCCGCCGAACATACCGATCATCAGATCGTTAAAGTTGCCGAAGATCAGAGCCGACAGAGCAGTTCCGGTTCCCTTCGTCAGGTCGCTGGGGACCAGAGTCGTGGAGGCCACGTTGTAACCGAGAACCATGTTGGTGTCGTTGAGGATGAAGTTGCCCTCGACGCCAGTTGCTTGGCGAGGAGTCGTGCGCATCGAAGCGACAACCTTGGGGTTGGTCAGGAAAGCGAGGTTGCCAGCAAGAGCGTTGTCCACTGCAACTTCTTTCTCCAGATCCACAACCTTTGCGTAGGTCAAAGCGCCGCCGTTCGTGCCGATGGTCACTGCACCGATGCCAGAGGTTGCGAGGATACCCGTGGGTTCAGCGCCACCAGAAGAACCCTCAATCGCAACTTCGTCGATCTTGGCTGCGAACTGGCGAGTCATGTCGTCACGGACGAGCTGCTCGACAGAGGGATCTGACTGCATAGCAAGGCGACGGGAAATGTCGACGTACTGGAGCAGCGTCTTGGGAGACATGGTGACTGCGCGGAAGGTAGGAGCGCCCTCAGATGCGGGAGCAGCATTCTCAGCCACGAAACCGACGGACGTCTTGGCGTTGAGAGCGGGGATCGACACGTTACCCTTGAGGCCTTGGAGCATGCGAGCGCCAAGACCAGCGATCACAAGGTTTGCACGCAGAGCGTCGATGTACTCGGCAGCAAGGTGATCGGTAGAGATCAGGTTCGAGCCAGCACCGTAAGTCGACGTCGTGGTGATGTCACGCTTGAACATGATTTGCGAGGGAACGTAGAAACCGCGAGCTTCGCGACCGTATTTCTTGGCGAGTTCGTCCGAGATCTCTTTCTCGAAACCACCAACGCGACCATTAGCAGCGTTGTTGATCGCACGCATCAGAGAATACTCTTTCTTCTCTTTGCTGGTGAGATCGATTTCGGGAGACTCAAGAGGTTTGTCGCCAATGTGGTCGAGCAGCATGCCACGGAACTGGTCAACGCTCGCACCCTGCGAAATGGCCTTATCAGCCAGATCACGCTTATTGTGACGAGCAGCAAGAGCGATGATCTCGCTCACTTCTTTGTTGCGCTGAGCAACGATTTCATTTGCTTCCACGGTAATTTCCTTTTTAACGGGGATTGGTTTAGAGCGCCCTACGCCAACGCTAGGGTCGGCAGGTAGTGACACGATAGAAACTTCAACGGGTGTCCATGAGGTTGCTCGGTAGACACCGCCTTCCTCGTTGACTGACTTCTTGACATAGTAACCAATGGAGACATTAGAACGAATGCCATCCATCACGTCATCGTAGACCTCAGAGGCCCGCTCACCTTTTCCAAAGCGAACGGTAGCCCGAAGACGTCGGGCCGCTGCATCGAGTTCCACAGATTCAATCACGCCAATCTGCTGCGAAGGATCATGATCCAGTAGCAGAGGCGCACGACCGGAATTCAAAAACTCCATGTCGATAGATCTTTCGGAATGATCTAAAACCTCCATCCCGTTATAACGCTCAACGGGAAGTTCGGACGACACAGACATACGAACCCGACGATCTTCTTGGGGTTCCATGTCCATGCCATCAGCACGAAAAGAGAGGTTTTTGCGGTCGTATTCCATACGGTCGGATTTTATGTCATTTGCATTATCTTGCGCAATGGAATTATCCGATTTTTGCTCGATCGATGATTCAAACTCAATCGCCTCAAAATCATGCTCTGACAACCATTCGCGAGCTTCGTCTGCTGTGTATCTATCAGCATCAAAACGAATTGCTTGCAGTTCAGAAGTAACATCGCCATCCATCTCGAAGAGGCCATAAATAAAGTCAATTCCGGGACCACCAGCCTCGGCCTCTCGACGAAAATCGTCGTATTTGTCGGGGTCTTGCAGTCGCGCAGCGTGTTCGTTCGGATATGGTCTCGCCATTTCACGTAAAGCGTCGATCTTCGTAAGCGTTGAGAACAAGTGACCAACTAAAGTATCGGTCGCCTCGAATCCGTCATCGCCCTCGCGATAGAGACGAATCAGCGCAGCTGGATCTTCTGGGGTTCCGCTAATTGTGAAGTCACTTTCTGGAACGTTTATGTCGCCATCGCGCTCGATGCGCTCAATCCGTCCGCGAGCAGTGCCGCCAGAAGAATCCCATCGCACAAAATCGCCCACGCTCAATGCGTCTGGCGCAGCTCTATTGTCCAAGTTGTCCATCCTTTCTTTGATTCGATTCGCCCACGCTTTGCCGGGGTCTCCACCCCAGAGCGCCCATGCGATACGCCCAGCCGACGGATAACCTTCTTCGCCCGGACTAAAACCTTCACCTTGCTTATCTACTTCGTGACGCGCGAAATAGGAAACCATTCGACCAACTGTGTCGAAAGAGAGGTTTTCTCGGTTCGAGATGTCTCGCGCTCTAGCCACCCCCACCTCCGTTCCACCCCTGCCGTACTCTTCCCGCCAGTCCAGTCCACGTTGCGCCTCCGCAGCCATCGCCTCTGTCGGTCTAGTATCAATTTCCACCCCTTTATACGTCGGCATCAGTATCCCCCGAGATAATAGGAGCAGCTTGCATCTTTTGTCCAAACGGTTCAAAGGCCATAGTCACGCCATAAGTCTTCGCAAGTTCTTTCTCTAGTGCGATTTGCTCGAACACTTCCTCAACGTCTCGACCGTAGTTCGAGGCCACGTCTTGCAGAGAAACCAGCCCGTTGTTTAGCGCAAGGATCTGGGCTTGGATTTCACGCTGGGGATCTACCCATGCGAATCCACGACCACGAAAATGTGCGGCATCTGCGAACTTGTCGAACTTCTGGATCGGCAGAGTGACATGGTTTGTGGTCATCGCCATAAGCAACCACTCACGGAAGATCTTCTCGACAAAGTGCCGAATCAAGAATTGCTGAATCGTCTTATAGAAGTCGCGATCTGCAAGCTCCCCGGCCCGGATGCTAGAATAAGAGACCGCAGTCAGATCATTCGCCAGAGCGTAATACGAGACTCCGAGGCCAGAAGCGACACCTCGAAGAATTGCTTTTTCAAACGCCTCGAACCCAGCATTCGGATGGTCTGCATCAAATGCCTTGAAGTCCACGCCTCGGGGCAACTGGTGAAACGATCCCGGTTCCGCTTCCATGATAGGCATCGAATCAACCATGTCGTCTGGTTGAAATCCATCGCCAGCCGGGGAAGTGAAGAAACCCATCTTCGCAGCAGATACGCGAGCAGCCACTAACTCTGCCTCACGATAACCGTGGAGCATCTTCAGAGAAGCGATTGCGGGAGACAACCAAGAGGTTCCACGGGTTTGCTGCGCCCGATCTGGCATATAAAGATGAATGATCTTTTCAGCCGGGGTTCGAACATGAGTGCGTGAGTAGACGACCGAATACTCCATGTCGCCCGGATGCTCTGTGAGAAGATAGTACGCAATCGGTTTGCGGAAGTCGTTCAATTCGACGCCCATTCGCACCCGATTCTTGTCTTTGGTGACCTCGTTTTTCTCTTCGTCTAGCAAGTCGGGTTCAACAAACTCAATCGCAAATTTTTCTGGATTGTCATACCCATGAACGAGTCGAACGATGATCTCTCCGTCTCTTGCCAAACCCTCGACTGCGAGGTTTTGAGCATCGAGCCAAGTCATCTTACCGTCGACCGTGGGAGCTTTACACCACTGGTTCCACCGATCTTCGATGATCTGGTTGCCGATTCTGTCGAATGTCCCGTCGGTGTTTTTCGCCTTGACTTGGAGCGTGACACCTTTTTCGCCCACTACATTCGTGCGAAGGAGGTTTAAATAGCGTCGAGCGTATTCGTTGTTCCGACTCAGATCTCTCGCACGATTGCGCAGCGTCCTGATCGCTGGCCTGATTTCAGAATCAGGTGAGCGAGTAGAAGTAACAAAGTCGGAAAACAACCGACCGACATTCGCACCTTGATAGTTTCGCTTCTGCGCCTTGCGCTTGAAGAGTCGGTCAATAATTCCCATTAAAACCTCACGAATACGGTTGATTGTGATTTCTGACCACGCTTGATCCGGTCTTCTGCTTGTTCTTTCACGACTTCTGCTTTGAACATATCTCTGGCTTCGATCAGCTCAGACATAGAGAGTTTTGTAAGCGATCGCCCCGCAATACTGTAGTTCGCAACATCAGCATCGGCCTTGCCGATCAGGAGCGACTCAATCTTGGCGACCATGATTGCCGCATGAGTACGGAAGTCAGCAGTGGATGCGCCAACGTCACTAACGACCTTCCACTCACCCTCGCCCAGCAACGATTGCCACTTATAGTCACCAACCACAAACTGAGCAGAGGCAGTGCTTGTAATCGTGACTAGATAGTTATCGCCAGAGGCCGTGGCAGTCAGCGAAATGTTTGGAAACCCACCGCCTGCAATACGAGCCTTATAAGTCAGCGTGTATGCCGTGTTCGGGTAGTCCGTACCAAGATCAGTACGCTTCCAAAGATAGTAACCGCCAGCAACAATCTCGATTGGTTCGGTTTCTGGCGCGTTGGTCGCGTCGAATAGGTTAGCCATTCAGCCTCCGAGGGTTTCGACTATTTTACCGCCAATTATTGATAAATCCATTGGTTCGTGGTAATCGCTTGGTTGGTGCTGGTGTTGTAGCTTGCTGCGCCTCAATCGTGGCGAGGTTTAAGTTCAAAATCCCTAGTCCAGCCATTGCGTAGATTCGGCAGTCTAGCGCTTCGTTTCGAGGCCGAACCTTAACCCATTCCCGTCTTGCGAATCCCTTATGGTAACGAGTCACCAACTTTTCTGCGGTGAGTTGCTTGAAATATTCATCTGATCGAGGAGGGAAGTGACAATACCCCGGTCCCGGTTCCGTGATCTTGAGACGTGAGTAGAGCAGCTCTTTCGCAGAGTCCACGCCAACCGGAAACAGACGGATCTTGCCGATATTGTTGCGCCCGGGTTTGCCGACCAAAGGTTTGCCCTCGCCACCAACACCCTTGATCGCGAAGACTCGCTTTCCCTCCCGGGGTCGAACATAGTTGTAAACCGCCTGCGTATAGTGACCGCCCGAGTCAATGCAGCAGATGCGAATCGCAAGATCTTTCTCATCTTCTCGCGACCATGTCTGACTGAGAATCGAGTCCAAATCTGACCAGACAGAT